TCCGCGTGGCCCGGAGCGTCCGCGTTGAGGTACGTGTCCATGAACGCCTTGTCGCTCATTTTCATGGAGATTGACGCATCTGCTTCCGCTGGCGTCATCTTGAATTGATTGCTCTTCCCCTGTGTGAAGAGCTTCTCGTCGCCGATCGATTTGCCGACCTTCTGAAACAGTTTGATGACGCGGACATCATTGCCAAGGCCCGTCTCGTTCATGAGCGCGATGGCCTCCTCGCCGCCGAACTCCTTCAACGCGGCCTTGGCGATGTCGAGATTCTGGTCGTAAGCATCGCCCCATTCGGCTTTGAGGGCGGCGGTTGAGTCATTGTTGGCTTTGAGAATGGCGGCCTGATTGGCACTGACGGCATTGCTGGTGGTGCCGACGTACCAAGAATAAAGAGAGGCCGCCTGACGGTTGCTCAGGCCATGCGTATGTGCCTGAGCCATGAAGTCCTTCTTGAAGCCATCGGGAATGGCGATCTTCTCCTCGCCCTCAACCTTGCCAAAGTCGTACTTGTCGGCAGTCTCGGGGCGGCCAGCCTTATTGAAGAACGCGGCCCATTCCTCGGGCTTCGAGTCTTTATTCGGGACAGCAACATTGTTGCCCATCGCCCTCTGGGCATGGACATAGCCCTTGGCAAGATCAGACACAGTCTTGACATCTTTCAGCGTGGGCGAAGACTTCAGGTCGTCCGGAAGGTCGGCTCGCCAATCGGCGGGAGGTGCCACGGGAGGATCGACAGGGGGAGCGTCACCGCCGTCACCGGCGTCAGGGAAGAATCGGATAATCATCGTTGTTCCTCTTGGGATGCGAGAAGCCGCCTGAACCGCTCAAGCTGGCCGAACTGATGATAATCCATCCGTTCAATGATGTAAACAACCGAGTCTCGCCAGCCTTGGTTATATGTCTTTCTGCAGAAGAGTACGGATCGGGATCGAAGGACGAAGTTCCGACCCGGGCCCGAAGAAACAGGTCTTCGAGAACAACCGCACCGTCCGGGGACGAGAAGACAGCTTTGTACGCATCGCACAGCCTTTTTTGTTCCTCTTCGCGTTTGGACATAAATCAACCCTGAGCTTCGAGCATCGCCTGAATCGGCTCGGCGGAAAGAGAAACATCCTTGATCGCCTTGGCGGCAGGAACAGCGGTCTCGGCCATCTGCTTCTGCTGGGCAGCCTGAGCGGATTGCTGACGCAACGTCTTGACCTCGGCGACAGGGCGGAAAATCGACTGGGGAAGATTGAACATGCCTTTGCCCCAAGCAACGGCTTTGTCGCCATCGATGTTCGCCATGAGCATCGGATCGCCCTCGACCAAGGGAGACAAGACCGCGATGAACTGAGTGAAGTTGGCGGCTTCCGACGACTTCTGGGACTGGGCAAGAGGAGAGGAATACTCGACGGACAGCGTGCGGCCAGCAAGATCATCGGGAGCTAGGCGGGAGCATCCCGGACGTAATGGCGTGAAGATAGGTCTTGGCGACCAAGGGGCCGATGAACTCAGAGATCAGGCGACCAATCACGGGATTGAGCAGTTGCATCTGCTCCCGCTGCCTCTGCACGACCTCAGTGGCGGTCATGCGGTCGTTGTGCGGCGTGGAGAACAGATCGGCGAAGAAACCTTTCTGGATTGCCATCTGATGACGGGCCAACTCTTTCTCGGAAACATCGAAACGGGCGCCGGTGTAGAGCGGCTCAATGCGGTCGCGGCTGCCGGAACGGTAGTAGTTGACACCGCCGGGGCGGGTGGACAAGGGGGCCATGAACCCGTCGTCGGGCATCTGAAGCGGAGGATCCGAGACCTTCTCGGAAGAAACGACGATGGTGCGGGCCATCGCGTTCGCCATCTTCACGCTTGGGAGAACCGTCATGCCGGGCGAGCGGCCGTACACCTCGCCGCTCATCTTGTCCCAGCGGGGGCAGACGAACGGGAACTCATTGAATCCGCCTTCGCGCACGATGTGAGCGGGTTCCAAGCAGATGACGTAGCTGCAAAACGGCTTGTTTTTGCCGTCTTTTCGATATGAAGCCCGGATGTGACGGGGCAGGATGACCTGCGCGAACGTGTATTCGTCGTGGAATTTCTGGGCCTCGATGCTTTTCTTGATCTTCTCAGGCAGGTTCTCCATGCCGAAGTCGTGCAAAGCCTGAGCAGCCGTGTAGGTGAACTCAAAGCCAAGGGTGTCCACGACGCCGTCGCTGTTCTCTTCGACGTAGCACTGGGACAGTTGGAGCGGCCTCATCCGCAAGGGCGAGCCCGGGGAACTCTTGACATGCATGACAGCGGTGCCGAAATTGACGAGGTCGGTGTAGACCTCGGACGACGCCTGATAGAACCCCACCGACGGAGAGTTGAAGAGCTTCAAAATGGACTTGGTCGCATAGCCGAGCCAAGCCCGAACCTCTTCATTCTCGTCGAGTTCCTCGTCGCCGGTAGTAAGAAAGAACCATTGGATCGAGGGATTGGTGAGGAGGCCGGAAAGGGCGGAAGCAAGGCGGTTGGCCTCGATCTGAGCAGTGCTGTCGAAGATGCGATTGTTGCGTTTGGAGCCGGGAGTGGTGGCCCCGACGAAGTTGCGCATGGGCTGCACAAGCTCGGCGATCTCCTGCCAATGGGACTCCCAATTAGCGCGACGCCCCTTCATGCTATTGAACAGCTTTGCAATTTCTTGTGCTGTCATGGGATTAGCTCCCGAGGGCGGTCTTGGTCGCCGTCGAACTGGTGGAGGTCGGACGAGCGCCGCCGCCGCCGAGAATCGTACCTCGTCGGGTAGCCTGCTGCTCTTCGGCTTGGGCAGCACGCTGGCGCTTTTCTTGTCCGCGAGCTTGCGGGCGTCGGCATCACCACGCTCGGGCGGCGGTGGGACATACGGGGCTTTGGCGCTTCCGAAAGACATCAGCGTTCCCTTCCGATGTAGGAAAAAGGATCGAACTCGGCGACTTGCTGGGGCATTGTACGACGGACGCGCGTTCTGGCAAAGCGTTTCATCATGACGGCGTACTGAGTCGCAGCCATGATGTCGTCGTTCTCGCGGACGATCAAGCCATCCTTCCGATGGTACATCCGCTTCTCGCGGAACCAATCGGAAAGATTGGAGAACACTTTGAACCGGCCGGTACGCATCCGCTCGTCCACTTCAAGAACAACGGGCTCGGTCGGCTGCGGGCCGCCGCTTTCGTCGTCATAGCGAGCGGAGTCGGGCATCATGTTGACGCCTTTGGCGCGATACTGGTTCGCAAGAGGCTCTCCTGACGACTTCTCGCGTTGCATCCCGTCATGCGGCCAAGCGACAGGAATCCAATCGCCACGACTCTTGATCGCGTCGGTGTGATAGGCGGCCGTCTGTCCACGCATTTTGTAGCAGTCGTAAACGAAGACGATGTCCGTGTCTTTGTCCCATGCGATCCAGACGCCAGCACCGGGATGGTCAATGCCGAAGTCGATCCCCGCACAACGATAGTAAATGAGCGGGGATGTCGAACGGCTCGCACTCGATCATCTCTTCAGAGGCGGGATAGACAACGCCCGAACCCGCGAGGGGGACGCCCTTGCTTCGCGTGTCCCGCTCCCATTCAGGATAGCTGGCGAGCATCTGCCTCTTGTCGGCCTCGCCAAGGTGGGGAGCGTCGTCCCAGCCGACGTTAATGGAAAAGATTCCCTCGCCGCCGTCGATCAGGTGCATCACGACATCGCTGGCGCCAGAGAGCGGAGTGAACGTCAGCATCACGATCCCTTGGCAGTCGAGCGTGCGGGTCAGAGCCTCGGTGTAAATATCCTGCGGAGGCTCCTCGTCGAGCCAGACGAGATGCTGGCTCGTGCCTTGCCACTTCTTGCGGCCCTGCTCATAGGTCTTGAAGATCAAACGACTGTGACCGCCAGAGATGTGCTTGACGATCAGGGTGTCCACGACACTTGAAATGCCGCATTGGCGGTTCTCCGTGGACACGATCCTGTCAGCAGGAATCCAGCCAGTGCCTCCTCGCCAAGAAGCGACAACTGCACGATGTCACGAGACGTTTCGTTCGTGTCGGAACCAACCCAAGCGCGGATCGCCGTGGTGAACCGCTTGCCCTTCCACCAAGGCGGGTAAATGCCGGTCAGGTGCATGGCGACCTCGGCGGAAGCGCATTGAGTCTTGCCGACGCGGTTGGCCGCGATGAGGCCGCGCTCTTTAGCGTAGAGACCTGCGGCGTGAAACTGCTCCTGCCAAAGGTACGGGCCGCCGAGGCGGAAGTCGCCATGATTCTCGGCGAGAGTCCGCCAATAGACCGTCTTCAGCTTGTCCTGACGCTCCATGGTGTGAATTTTGTCGAGGAGAGAAACAGCCTCATTGAACTGTTCTTGAGAGAGATCGTCAGAGACGGGAGGAGGGGCAGCCTCAACGATCACAGACGGAACATCCAGAGGGGGAGGAGGGGAAGAATCAGACGGGAGGCCGCAGCCAACAGCCTCGGCACCCCATGTCTTGCAGAAGGAATCGACATCGATGATCCCGACGAATTCCTTGGCAGCCAAAG